ATAGTTAGTCGTTTAGTTAATGTTTAGTTTAGTAGAAATTAAGAGGGGTAATTTTACCCTGTCCTGCCAAGTATTTCTACAAGTAGACACCGAACCCCCTTAAATTCTACACAAAGATACAACAAATAATTAAACTGACCAAATTATTTTAGTCTTTTTTATAAGTTTTTTTGGTAAGTATTTGGTTCATTAAAGGTTGGCTAACCTGATATTTGGTGGCTAACTGACTTTGAGTAAAAACACCTGTTTTGTACTCTTCTCTTATCATTTCAGCTTCTTCAAAGGTAAATTTCCTCTTTGAATAACCTCCTCCCCTTCTGTCTTTTCTATCGTAAATGCTTATGCTCATAATCTATTCTCTAAATAATCATCAATGGTTTCTTGACACTCATCAAATCCTTTTACAACCTTTGCATAATAGCCTACCTCGTTTAAATATGCAACCCATTCTTTCTGCTCTTTTGTAGGGTAAGATTTTTTATCTTTTTTTATCTCCAAAAACAATCCTGCGTATTTATGTGTGGGATAACAAATTTGCAGGTCAGGAAAACCTTTTACATACCCTGTTGCTTTAGCCTTTACCGCCTGCCTGAAGGTTGTTCTTATCCCCCCTAAACTTGCGCAATATCTCACTTTGGGATACTTTAACTTTAGGTACTCTACGACTGACTTTTGTAGGCTTTCTTCTTGATTTCTCATTAGTTCCTTTTTTTAGTTCTTTACGCATTTCCATCATTTTATTATAGAGTTTTATCTCTAATTCTGCTTTGTCTAAGTCGCAATTACCTAAGCTTTCGTCTATATCTTTAATCCTTAAATTAAGATAAACGCAATAAATTGTTAAAAATATAAATAGTAGTATTGTCATAATTGTATTATTTAGTAGTTAGTTTCCCCATATTGCCCTTCAATATGTATTTTTTTAAATGTTATATCTATATCAGATAATTTTCTTTTTATTTTTGTTGACATTCTCTGCAACAGCTCTTTATCTTTTTTTATCTCCTCCTCAATATTAGTTAGAACAAAAGTATCTATTCGTCTCCAATAATAACCTCTCGCACTTCCCTTTTTTTTAAATCCAAAATCTACTATAACCCTATAAATCGGTTTTCTCTTCATTTTTTTTGTACCTCTCTAGGTTTTCTTCTATCTTATTATCATCATAGGTTAAGACAGTTACTATTAAATACAAAAACACTAATGTAAACACAATACCTTCAATCATTTTTTTCTTCTATTTTTTCTAATTCAAATTGTAAATGTGCTATTGCTTTTTTAATATCCTCAACAGGAGTTGCATGTTTGCGCTGACAACGAAGCAAATAGGTAGTCGCAGTCCCTATATTGTAAGATAAATCAAATCCTGATACAACTTTTCTAGCTTCATATCCATTATTCCCAACATAGTAATATGGCACTCTATCGTCTTTCATATCCCATTTAAATTTATTTTCTTTTTTCCCTGTCATTATCTAAAACCTCTATAAGCTCTTGCCTGTTGTGTAATTTTCTTGCTTTATATCCATATTTTTTAGCATTCATAATACTATATTCTTCAGGATTATAAACTAATTTAACCTCTCTTACGAGTTGCTTGTCATTGTACTTAACAATCCACCTACAACTTTCGCAATGGTTTGACCTTTTTAAATGGTTTAAGTAGCTCATATTTTATTTAAATTGTTTTCTAACCTCTTCAAAATATAATTCTCTAAACTTATCTAGCTCTTTTCCTAGCTCTTTGCTTTCTTTTATAGCTAATAAAAAAGAAACTATAAATCCAAGAATAAGTCCTGCTAAAAACGATGTAAAAATAAGAAGCATTGGTGTAAATATACTTGTATATTCCATAAGTTTTTAAAGTTCTTTTGTTAATAAGTCTAATCTCTTCTCTTTTTCATTGATATTTAAACTGTCCCAATCTTCAGGTTTTATCATTCCCTCTGTTGCAAATACAATTCTTTCTTTGTATGCTACCTTTTCCTCTTGCGTTTGAGCTGTTACTTCTCCCATAGCAAGAAACATTTTCATAAGTTGTAATTTATCCATATCTTTTTTATTTATTTAATAGTTTTGGTTCAGGTCTATACCCTATAATAGTTTTAGGGTCAGCCCCATTGTTCTCTACTTCAGACCTCGCTTCCCATACTACTTTCCTCCACCTTCTAATCCAATTATAATAAGTTTTTACATTTAAAGCGAACAAGTCTGTTTCTCTAACACCTTTTCTAAATGCGGTTTCTATATCAGCAAACATAAGTTTTTTAAAGTCGTGTTGCAAATCATCACTCAAAGAACGAGCAAGTATTACTATCTCTTGCTCACTCTTTGTTTGACCTAACTCAACTAATGTTTTGCTAATTAAATCTACACATTTTAGATTAAGTTCGTTTTTATCTTCAGATATTATATATTTCATAATTTAAAGTATTTGGTCTTTCTTTATAACCAAAACATCTCCAACAATAATATCTGTTCCTGAATACTTGTAAAGCTGACTAGCTAACTTATTTTCTTCTAATTTAAAAAGCTTCCCCTCTTCATTTATTACCATTAGCCTTCCTGTTTTAGTTTCAACTATCTCAATATGCCCGCCTACATAGTTTTGCAACTCTTTTAATGTAAAGTTTTCTTTGTTTTTAGGCTTTACATATTTAAAGCTACCGTCTGATTTAATTAATTTTGCCATAATCTATTTATTTATTTATTAATAATGTCTCTTGCTTTTTGCCAAGAGTTTAATTGTGTTTGTGTTTTGCTTTGCTTGTTATCGTTAAAAGAATTACTTTCCCACGTTCTAACCGAAGCTCTCCAATCTTTCATAGGGTTTTTGCCAACCTTCCACCCATTGCTCTCGTAAAAGTTGTAGAATTTTTGCACATCTACTTTGTTTTGCCTTTCAATACAATAATGTTCTAATTCATCTAAAGTTGGCTTCTTAAATCTTTTACTCTTTTTAGCCTGTTTAACCTCTTCAATCACTTCAATAGGGTTATCTTCTAACTCAAGTAGTTTATACTGCTCTACTATCCTTAAAATGCTTTTGTGAGGATTTGAGTTGCTATTAAGTTCTGCTATATGGTTTACTCCTTGCTGAAACTTAACAAATTCTTTTATAAACCATTTGCTACCCTCATCAAAGCTTATAATATTATTACCAAACAGTTTCAATGCTTCTTTCTCGTTTAGCTTAGCTCCTATTCTTATTGAAGCAACCTCTACCTCTACTTGCCATACACCCGCATTATCGCAATCATCTAACATATATAGCCATAACAATTTATACGCAGGTGGTAGGCTTCTAACAAATCCTTTTTTCCACTTTTCTGTATCTGTAAATCTCTTTGCCATAGTTATTTAGTTTTATTAAAGTTATTAAATTCTTTTTCTTTTTTGTATACATCATCTTCTAGTTCATCAAGTTCTTTTTTCCACTTTTCGTTATCTATACCTGATAATTGGTATTGATTTTCTCTTTCATAATTACATAATTCATCTAGCCAACTACATTGTGCTTCTAGATATTTACATTTAAGTTTTAAATATTCAATCGTATCTTCATACTCTAGCATTTTACTTACTTGTTTATTAATTAAATCATTCATATCTATTTATTTTTTTTAGACCAATGGTCAGTTAAGTATCTATTTACTATTTCTCTGTGCTTCATTGAGCCGTCATAATTATCTGATATATCTTCTATATCATCATAATCTATTTCAACTTGGTTAGGGTCTACAAATTCTTCTTTATTGTCGCCTACATATATGTCACTTAAACAATCAGGACAATACCTATAATCATTACCAAATTCACTTTGTAATAAGGTGTCACAGTTACAGTAATAACACATTTCCTTACCCTCTTCATTTTGAACAACCTCGCTTTCAAAAGCATTCTGCGGTTTATAATCTTCATCATACCAATAACTCCTATCTGCACCGCTCCAATCTCCCCAATCAAAGTTGTCGTAAGTTGATAGATATTGAAGTTCGTATCTGTTATAACCCAACTCATTAATCAGACGTTCTATCATCATTAAGCAGTTATTTGAATCTTCAAAAACAACATACTCATAATCGGTGTGAGGATTATAATATCCACAACTCATGTTCGCTACACAAACACCTATGCCATTTTCTGCTAATTGACCTACATCTGTAATAGCTCCTGATGTTATCTCATAACCGTGCTGTGTTAGTATAGGTTTTATTTTTTTAGTAAATGCTTTACTAAATAGCTTTCCTGATATATCGTTTACAAAATCGCCATTACCTCTTCTGTCTCCTTGAAAGCAATAACCAACATCTTTAAACCAATCCATATCTGCCTGTCTACTACCCACACAGCCTATTTCTTCTGAATGAAAAAATGCACACTTAATAATGTCTCTTGTAAGCAACATATAAAGGGCTATTCATACACCTACCTTGTCATCTCCACCTACTCCAACTTGTCTGCCTATATCTTTATTAAAAGCAAATAGACAACCTTCGTCATCATACACTTTAAAATGTGTATGTATATCGTGAACAGTATCAGTATGTGAAACAATGCAAGGGTATATATCGCTTTCTCCTTTGGTTATATATATGTTGTTGTTTTTAATCACAACCTTTGCTTCGGGTACGTTTGCGAAACAAAAATCTTTTATGTAGGAAATCATCGCATACTCATTCCCGCTTGTTGTTTGTATAGATAAAGTATCTATCAATAAATCTTTCCTTAAGTTTTCTCTCATAGTCGTTTAATCTTTTAGTTAGTATTAGTTTAGTCTGTACAAAGATACGACAATTATTTGAATTGACCAAATTATTTGTATCTTTTTTTAAAATAATTTAAGATAAAGGGGAATTGTAACCGCCCCAAAGTATAACCGCTCAGTTATTAGTTATGGTTTACTAACCCCCTTATCTTAATGTAATTTAGAAGGGCAAATCATCATCGCTAGATGTGTCCGCTTTAACACCTTCTATATCTTTCTTAGGTGGCTCATAAGTATTCTCATAAGCATAGTGAGTTGCACCTTTTTCAGACGGCTCTCTACGTTCTGATATTACTATTGAAACCCAACCTCTTTTAGCTATCTTTTGCAAATCTTCTAATTTTAAATTTGCGTTAAAAAAATCTCCGTATTGTCCTGAAACTTTTTTAATACTACTTGCTATATAGTTTTTTTCTGCCATTTTTTTAATTTTTAATTTTTAATTTATACTCGTTTTTCTTTTCAATTAATTCATCAAGTTGCTCTGAAAGTTCATTCATCTTTCTCTCAATGTTTACTATTTCGTGGATATAATAATTATCATCTTCTATAAGTAAGGATTCTATCTCTTCAAAATTCTTTTTATATGATTTTAAAAGCTTTACAAAAATATCGTGTTGACCCACGTTATGTAGTATTGTTGCGTGGTTTTTATTAAGTATGTTTGCTATCTCTTGGTATCTTAATCCACAGGTGTTTCTTAAAATACCGCAATATAATCTCCTTGCGTCTACCACAATTCTTACTCTGCTTTTTGATTTTATTCTATCCCAATCCAAATTATACCTTTTACATATTTCGTTTTGGATTTTTTCATCTCGCTCTTTAGTCAATTCTAATTTATAATTTCTCATCTATTAAATCTTTAACGTCCATATTTAGAAGGGATAGCTTCAACAAGGTTAAAATCCTCCTCTCCTTTAATAATTAACTCTCCTTCAGGCAAATCTATTTCAATTATATCTATAATATCTCTTACATCTATATTTAAAAAGTTTGCTAACCTTCGCATTTGATAATATCTTAAGTGGTAAGGGTTGTCAATATACTTATCAATAGTAGTTCCTTTTATATTACATATCTTACCAAATCTGCGCTTTGAAATTCCTCTAATTCTTAAGGTTGCTTCAAGTTCGTTTCTTGAATTTCTAACCCTATCATAATTGTTTACTTTTGCCATTTTAATAATATTTTGGTGGTTTAACGATATTTTTTATTTTCTTTACTTCCACTAAAAACTTGTTTGATTTATTACTATAAAAGCTTTTAAGGTCTTTACTTGTTAGAAAATTAGCAATATCGTCTTCAACTAATTCTCCCAACATTATACTTCCGTTTGATACAATATAAGTAAATGGTTTGCTCTGATGTTTATATACATCAACTATCAAACATTCCGTCTTGTCGCATTTGCTCATATTGGTCTTTTGGGTCGGTTTTGATTTCATTTTCTTTTAAATATTTTATGATTTTTTCGGCTTCTATTTCTGAAAAAGAATTTAATGTATTGTATATTTTCTCTTTTTCGCTTGATGAAATAGATGTGTAAAACAGAATACTTTCAATATAATTTAATTGCCAATGTTCTGCTTTTTTTGGCTTTCCATTTACAACATCATCTAGCCAATCATCATACTCGTTATTAATCATCTACCATTTCATCTTGACCAAACACTCCTTGCTCATAGAAACCTGCTATCTTGAGAACAACTCTTGACATAGCTCTCTTTTCTGCCATAGCAACAGGAAACTTTTTA